TTACAGGAATCAAGCACAACTGGTATTCGATCTGATTTATCTGTAACTTTACAAAATATTGATGGTAATGACTATGATTATAAGAGAAATTACAGATTCATAAGTACATGTTCAGAGTCATCTGACGTTGTAACTATGGTATCAGTTGCACCTCATGATTTAAAAGTGGGTGAAAGAATATTTGTCAGAAATTGTACTGATGATGATGCCAATGGAACATCAACAGGAGTATTTGATAAAGGTTATAATGGATCATTTACCATTGCATCTATTATAGATGATAAAACCTTCACATATAATGCTCAAGACACTAGCGGTGTAGTTCATTCAATCGGTAATTTTACAAGTGTTGTTACAACAGACGCATCAAGAACAACTACTCTTCCAAGATTTGAAAGAAATGATATCAAGAGTAACTTTTACATCTATCGAAATGAGACAATTAGTCCATACATAAAAGATACTCAAGATGGTATCTATCATTTATTTGTTCTTCACGCTGATAATGCGATCACTGAAGAGTTTACTGATCTTAAATTTGGACAAAATGTTGTCGATTTATATCCACAATTAGATCGAGATAATAATCACTCAAACCCACCAGCATCTGTATCTTTTGCAAAGAGAGCACCGATTGGTGATGTTGCAACAGATGATTTAAGGAAGAGTATTACTAGAGAAACAACTGATAAACTTATTAAGGATATTGGTTACGGAAGAAGAGTTACAGGTGTAACAACTTACTTTTCATCTGGAAACGTAGGTCTTGCTACGATTACGTTTGATCGACCTCATGGATTTGGTGCTGTCAAGTTTAGAAACTCCATCGCTATTGCAGGTGCTAATCTTACAAATGGAACATTTCATGGAATAAAATTATTCAACTCTGATGGATCAACGTGGCAAGGTGCAAGAGCATCTGTTGTAATTTCTGGTGGGCAAGTTGGAGTTGTCACAATTACAGAAGGTGGATCTGCATACACCACAGGAAATCTTGTAATTGATAGACAATTCATCGGTGGTAATTCTGCAACTGCTGCACAAATATCGATCTCTAACGTTCATGGATTATCAGGTGTTTCGACAAATATTGGAGATTCAGTTCAACTAACAGGTATTGGTACTGCAACCGATGGTTTATATCGAATCGCAACGATACCATCTACGACACAAATATCAGTCGCACTGACTGCAACATCACCAAGACCACAAATTGATCAGTATGCTATCAACGTAGGGCCTTCTGCTGAAATAGCAAGTGAATCATTCTCTGTTGATACAACTACGTTCACAACAGTTCTTGGTCATGGTTTAATTAGTGGACAGAAATTTAAGGTATTAGATGCAAATAATCAAGATTTAGGATCATATCTTGTAAAGACAAAGGTATCTGCAACATCATTCACTGCTGTAACGACAATTGATCTTGGTACTCCAAAATTCATTCTTCCAGACGGAGTTGCATCTGCAACACCATTATCTGATAAGGAAAATGAGAACGTTGGTTCAAGAGGATTAAGTTTCTATGATGGAGATTATTTCTTCTTAGGAGCAAACGCAACCAACTCTACAACAATCACCGTTTCATTACCAAATAGTGGTAATAATGATGCTGCTGCGATCAGATCAAGATTCCCAATTGGATCTTATCTACAGGCTGGCGATGAGATTATGAGAGTTAAGAGCACTACTGTATCTGGTTCAAGTCAAATACAAGTTATTAGATCAGCACTTGGAACTCCACAACAAAATCATTTATCAGGTGATATTGTAAGAAAGATAACACCAAAAGCGATTGAACTTCGTAGACCATCCATTATTCGTGCTTCTGGTCATACGTTTGAATATCTTGGATTCGGGCCCGGTAACTACTCAACTGCATTACCACAGGTTCAAGTCAGAACATTATCAGAACGTGAGGAGTTCTTAGTGCAGTCACAAGAAAGATCATGTGGTACTGTTGTATACACTGGTATGAACAACAGAGGTGACTTCTTCATTGGTAACAAGAGAGTTAGTTCTGCAACGGGTCAGGAGAGAACATTCGATGCACCGATTGCAACTGTAACGGGTGAAGATCCATCAAGATTATCAGTTATCTTTGATGAAGTGATCATTAAAGAGAGATTAGTTGTTGAGGGTGGTAAATCAAATACAATTCTCACACAGTTTGATGGCCCTGTTACATTTAACAAGTTAGTCAAGGTTAACGAGGATTTAACTGTTAATGGTATTATGAAGTTAAATAATACCTTTGAGATAACAAATACAACTCAATCAACATCTAAGGATACTGGATGTCTAGTTCTTGAAGGTGGACTTGGTGTTGAGAAAAATCTTAATGTTGGTGAACAATTTAATGCATTCGGTGACTCTACAATTGGAAGTCTTGGTGTTACTACTAACTTTACTGTAAGTGGTATATCAACATTCACAGGAGAGGTTAACTTTAGTGGTGGTATTGACGTTGGTAATATTGATATTGGTGTTGCAAGTGCAAACACGATTGATACTGATAGTGGTGATCTAGTTTTAGATGCTGCCTCTGGTCAAGTTGTTCAGGTAAATAAAAACTTATCTGTTAATGGAAATATCGCTGGTAACTTCTTAGATATTGATAATGTTAATATTGATGGTAATACGATTACTACACAGTCGGGTGATTTAAATTTAAATTCAGCGAGTAATATTGTTGACATTCAGGCAACTGCTGAAGTTAACGCACTAAAATTCAATAGTGCAAGTGAAATTTATACAAGTGTTGATACAGACCTATCATCTGTTTCATCGAGTCATGACACTCTTGTTTCTGCAAAAGCAGTTAAAGCGACTATTGACAATATCGATACAACACTTACAATCGGTGCTGATTCTGGATCAAATGATAACGTCACAGTTGGAACTGATACACTTAACTTTGCTGGAACAACAAATGAAATCGAGACAACTGTATCGAATAATCAAATTCAAATTGGACTACCAAGTAATATTACAGTCTCTGGAAACTTAACTGTTAATGGAAATACTGATCTTGGTGATGCAACAAGTGATACGATCACTGCAACTGGTAGATTTGATAGTGCATTAGTTCCATCTGCTGATGATACTCATGATTTAGGTACTAGTGATAATAAATGGCAAGATTTATACATTCATGGTGTTGCATATGTTGATGATATTCATGCTGCTGATTGTGATATTAATAGTGGTAGTATTGACGGGGTAACAATTGGTGCTAACTCCGCTGGTAATGGTACCTTTAACAGAGTTGATGTTGATAATATAAGACTAGATGCTAATACAATTACAACGACATCTGGTGATTTAACTCTTGAAGCAGCAGGTGGAGATATTATCATTAATGATAATGTTGATTTAAATGGTGAACTTGATCTTGATGGAGCAGCAAGTATTGATAATATAAGAATTGATGGTAATACAATTACAACCAACAGCGGAAACTTGACATTGGATGCTGAAGGATCGAACGTAATTTTCTTTGATGCACCATTTGTAATCAACTCAACAACTCAATCAACATCAAAAGACACTGGTTGTTTGATACTAGAAGGTGGTATGGGTATAGAGAAGAATCTTAACGTTGGTGGTGATGTCACAGCATTTGCGAGTTCTGACTTAACACTTAAAGAAAATGTATCACCGATTGACAACGCTCTAGATATGATTAACTCATTGAGTGGTAATACATTCCACTGGAAACCAGAGGCCAATTTAGAAGGAGATGACACAGGAATCATCGCACAAGAAGTTGAGAAACTACAACTTCCCGGTGTAACAAAACGTAGACAGGATGGAACTCTTGGTGTTCGTTATGAGAGATTAATCCCAGTTCTTATCGAAGCGATTAAAGAACTAAAATCACAAGTTGAGGATCTTAAAAAGTAATGACACTACCATCATCTCCAAATTCAATCAGCATGCAACAAATTGGAAACGAATTTGGTTTTACTGTTGACTCTGACACTACTAGTTTAGGAGATTATCGCACACTAGCAAATGGATCTAATTATCCACAGTCAATTGGTGCATTATCTTTCAGTTCAATTGATGGTGGTGGATCTGTTGCTACAGGTAATAATCCAATAAGTATGGGATCTTTCAGAGGTACACGACTTCAACAAGTTGTCAATTTTTGGTCATCAAGTTCTGGTGGGTTTAGACTCAATGCGAAGTCTAGATATGATAATAATGGGATGATTGGTAGTAATAATGAGGTCGCAGTTGTCGGTGGATATCGGACAAGACCATCTAACTCAAGTGGAACAAAGGTACATATTCATGTCAATCAAGCAATTGGATCTGAAAGATTTGACCCAGATCATTGTGCATTGAGAACTGGATCATGGGATGGTAGTACAACATTACAAGTTGATGTGGGTGGTTCGGGAAGAATACAAGGTGCTGGTGGATGGGGTGGTGATGGAGCAAACGGAGCAACTAACGGAAATCAGGGTGGTACAGGTACAAGTGGATTAGGTGTGGAATATTCTCCAACTCAAGTTAATATCGCATCAGGTGGAATTATCTCTGGTGGATTTGGTGGAGGAGGAGGTGGCGGTGGTGCGCATGACCACGATCACAAATCAGAGAGAACTGCTTCTGGAAGTGGAGGTGGTGGAGGTGCAGGTCTACCAGTAGGACAAGGTGGAACTGGGCCAAATAATGGAACAAATGGTAACGAAGGTCAAGCCGCTCCAAATGGAGAACTCGCAGGAGAAGGTGGTGGTGGAACTAATAATGATGGAGAGGCATATGGTGGATTTGGTGGTGACGGAGGTTCACCTAATGAAGCTGCTGACAACGGAGGTGTTGGTCAGGGTGGAGAGGGATCAACCGCTTCTGGTGGAAATGGTGGAGGAGATGGTGCTGCAATAAGAAGAACAAACGGGTCGATACAAGTAAATATATCTGATCCATCAAATTCATTAAATGGTAGAGGATCAACAACTGCAACGACTGTGCAATAAATAAAATCTGTGCTATAATATGATTACGAGATTTTATCTATGGCATTTGAGACTGATTTAATAAGAAGATACACTGGTGCTTTCACAAAGGATGATTGTGAAAAGATTATTCATGGTGTCAAATTTTTTGAAGATAATCACCTTCTGTTCTATGATAAAGAGATACTAGACAGACAAGATCATAAAGTGATTAACGTGACTCATGAATATAATTTTTCAATGTCGAGTCGAATATGTGAAGAGATGTTTCCTAAATTAAAACCTTGTGTAGATGAATACCTCAAGGCATTTAGTATTTTAGGACAAAGAAAGTTTTTAATACATGATCTTAAACTTAAAGAGATACCCGCAGGTGGAGGATTTCATGCTTGGCATTATGAGAGTGGTGCATTATCAGTTGCAGCAAGACAATTTGTGATTCAAGTTTATTTAAATGATGACTTTGATGGTGGAGAGACAGAATTTTTATATCAACAAAGAAGAGAACAGGCAGTTGCAGGAGATGTTCTCATATTTCCCGCATCGTACACTCATACTCATCGTGGAAATCCACCACTAGGTGGTAATAAATATCTTGCTACATCTTGGGGTATCATTCAAAATGATAATAATATATAAAATTACAGATTTTTTTCCTGAAACTGATCAAATTGCTGTCAAATTCTGTCGTGAAAAATCACCTATACCAATAGATGATTATAATCCAATTGCGATTAATTTAAAAGATTTAGATGCATACGATGTTGAAAGTTTCTCGGAGAGTCTAGTGGATAAGAGTGGTTTAAGAAGAATAGATAAACAAGAAAAAAAATTAACAACATTAGATGATAATACACCAGAGAAATTAGATGGTGATTTGAATGTACGAGATTTGATTGGAAAGGTAATAGGGGTTGAATATCCAACAAAAATTTATAGTAAAATCAAAATGAGGAGGGTGGAATTATGAATTTTAAAAGATCATTTAAAAAGTGTGAAGAATTTAGAATATGTTGTGCTTGGGGTGACAAGGGAATCGTATATGTTGAGGAGCATGAAAAAAATAAAACATTATATTCAATACAGGCAAAAGGTTCTGGTAGATGTGCTGCTGTTTTCAGTTCTGATTACATTGAGGGAGATGAAAAAAATGCAAATTTTGGTTGCATGAAACCATATATTGGTAAACATATTATTTTTGAATCATATGAACCCTTTGTACAATATGGATTTAGCACTTTAAGTTATAATCAAGATTGGGATGGTGAACTTGTAAAAGGATCATTTCAAGGTAACGAGAATAGTTGGTTAGTATGTTTCAAAGGAAATCCGATAATAAATGGTATCGAACTTAAAGTTATGGATTATGCAAAACTAGATAATAAAAATTATGATGTTAAATTAAACAACTCTTTAGTCGGAGTATTCACAAAATTATGACTGTAAAATTATCAAAAAATGTATCTATAATAGAAGAAGAGGTACAAGATGGTGATTTTAATTTAAATTTAAAAGATCATGTTTTATATCTTCCATCTTTTATCAGTCCTGATGTTTGTAAAGATTTGGTAAAAAATTTAAAAAACGTTGGTCTTGATAAATCCACACCATATACTGATGGATTACTCAATGATTTTACAGATTCATACTTTGATCCTGACATTTCTGCAGTGTCACAGATAAAAAATAAAATCACTTATGATGCTCTAGAATTATATGCTAAAAAAGTAAGAGCGTATAATTGGTCGTATCACAACATAGATAAATTTTTTCCATCAGAAATGATCGTAAGAAGATATAATAATAAATCTGAATTTAATTATCATTACGATGATATAGTTGAAGAAATTTTCCCACATTGGTTTGTAAGAAGAAAGAATATATTAACTTGCAATGTTTACTTGAATGACAATAATGAGTATGAGGGTGGTGATTTGCATTTTGCATCTTGTAATCTTACATTCAAACCAAAGATAGGTGATGTGATAATTTCACCATCAAATTGGATGTTCTTTCATAAAGTAAATGAAATTACATCTGGGGTAAGATACTCTGGCACATATTGGTATTATTATGGCTCCGATAAAAAAGTTGGAAAGGGTATTAGTCACAATAAGAATTTTTTAAAATGATTAGATATACAATGTTAGAGACACAAATATCAGAGGGTAAACATACCTCTTGTCATTTTTGTGTAGATAAATTTGAGGGATTACTTGATAGAGGACTAGATTTATCTAAGTATGAGTTATCAATCACTGATCCTAGATCACACTTTCATATACATTATCTTAATAGGGATGGTGATTATATTGAAAAAAAAGTTCTAGATGCCTATGATATTAACGTTAACTTTCCTGTAATATTTTTTGGTAGGGAGTTACCATATCGTGATGGATTTAGGTGTGCGTATCATCTGAATACTCTTAAAAAATTAAAGTCACCTTTTGTAAAAAATGTTGTCAAGATCATAAAATTATTCAAGGGAAACTTTATTGATATCATACTTGCAAGTGATTTCACACAGAGTGGTGAAATATGCAATAAAGACATCAATATAGAAATAATACCTGAAATTAATAAACATAAAGAGATAGGTGATATATTAAAAAATAATTTTAACTTACCTAAACTAGATTATTACGAAGAAAGTTTTGATGATTATAATGAAAAAGATTTTGCGTGGCATATTAAAATAAAATTATTTCGATATATAAAACAACCTTTAGTTAAATTTTACAAAACATATCCCAACAATCCCTACCTTCAATTCAAATATTATGATAAGCAAAACTGATTTAAAAAATTTATATGAGTGGGCAAAGGACAAAGATTTTCCTGTTAGAAAAACTCCCACTACAAGTGGACTCTACAAAAAACCTTATGGTACTAATCAAATTCATTCATATTGTAATAAAGATATTTTTAGTTTTCCTCTGAAGTTTGGTCGTAGAAAACAAACGATTCGTGAAAGTTTGATGCCAACGAATATTGCAAATATATTTAAGAATGAAGATATATTGTATACAGTTGTTTCAATATTTCAGGCTGGAACTATCTTAAAACCACATCGTGACCCACACATATACAAATTTCCATATAAAAGAATACAAATACCACTAGAGATACCAGAAGTTGGTAAATGTACAATGAGTTGGATAAAGGGTGGTACAATAGTGTGGGAAGAAGGTGTGCCACAGGTGTGTAATGTAATGTATGATGTTCACGAAGCATATAATCTCTCAGATAAAGATATGGTTATGATGTTTATAGATGTAAAAATGGATACTGAGGTAGAGTTATGAATGTTCAGATAGATGTTGTTGATAATTTTTTTAATGAAGAATTACATGATAAAATATATCAAAAGATTCGAGATTCTAAATGGTCATTTAATGGAGGAAGTTTAAAAAATCCAATTTGGCATGCCGATAATTTAGAACAGGATAAATTTTTTAGTAATTATATACAAGAGTTAGTTAAAGATAGATTTAATTTGATTAATGTAAAATGTATGAGAATATATGCAAATGGACAAACAGGTGGTATGAATGGAGATCCACACATAGATGACGGACACTTAACTTTTTTATATTTCGCAAACAAAATTTGGGATGTTGAGTGGGATGGTCATCTTGCCTTTTTAAATAGAGTAGGTAAAATGTATAATGGAGATGAATTTGGTAATGCAGATCAATCATGGTATAATTGGGATTATATACCAGACATTGAAGATGAAATTGAAAAAGTAGTTACATACAAACCGAATAGAGGAGTTATCTTTCCCTCTAATCTTGTTCACTATGCGATGGCTCCCCATACATTTTTTAAAGGCATGAGAATTTCACTCGCATACAAATTTTTCTTATATTAATGCAAACATTAGATACATTTCTATTTAAAGACCCTTTTCCACACATGATTGTAGAAAATTTTTACAATGATGATGAATTAAAGTTGATATGGGAGGAACTAGATTTTTATACAAAGGATGGTAAATTGTTTGACGCACATGAATTTGGTGGAGTGGTCAACAAAACAAATTCAAAAGCAATTTGGTTGGATAAGGTCTTTGATAAAAAATATAGAAATCTATCTAACATTTTAAAAGTTAATCGTAAGTTGTTTGATTCAGCAGTTCTTGAAGCATTTTCATCTGTTCATGACTGTTGTTCTATCGCTAAGTTTTGTAATTATGATGTAACTAAGGTGAGGTATTATCACGATGGTGATTACTACGAACCACACACAGATAAAACTGTTCAATTTCTGGGTTTCTCATACTTTTATCGGGAACCTAAAAAATTTGAGGGTGGTGAGTTGATCTTTCCTAAGTATGATTATACTTTTGATTGCCCTAATAATTCATTAATCATGATGCCCGGCTGGGTAGAACATGGTGTGTCTAAAATTTCAATCAAAAATTCAGATTACTTTGATGGATATGGAAGATATGCTGTTACGAGTTTCTTTAGCAATAAAGATAAGAAAGAAACTGAATAAATAACTAAAAATCTTATTATAAATGGCTGATATAAGAAAGACCTTTAATTTCAGAGATGGAGTACAAGTAGACGATGAGGTTCTAGTTGTTAGAGGCAATCGTGTGGGTTTGGGTACAACGAGTCCAGATCAATTATTAGACGTAAGGGGAAATGCAAATATAACAGGAATAACATCTACAGTAAACTTTAATGTAACTGGTGTTGGAACATTTAATCAAGTTAAAGTTGGTAACAATATTATTCTAGATGCGACAAGTGGTGTGATGACCGCAACTACATTTAAGGGGGATGGTTCATCATTATCAAATATACCCACATCACAATGGGTAGATGTTAATTTAGGTGCTGGTGTCACATCAATATACAATGACGGAAGCGTGGGTGTGGGGACTACTAACCCATCCAACCCTTTCCAAGTGGGTGGAGATCCAAATAATGGTATTGGAGTCGGAATAAGCACATCAGGTAATATAAGGGCATCTGGCATCATCACAGCGACCACATTTTCAGGTGCTTTTTCAGGTAATCTCACAGGAGATGTTGTTGGGGATGTCACAGGTACAGCAACTACAGCTACATTAGCAAATACAGCTACTCTTGCAGTCAACTCACAAGGACTCACAGGTAATCCAAGTGTAAGTGTAACTAATGTCAATGCTTCAGGTGTAGGAACTTTTCCAACTTTGGTGACAACTGATTTAAATACCGTTACCTTAAAGGGTTATAACTCACTTAGAGCTCCACATGGTGCAACAACTACGATTGTTGTTACTGTTGCAACTAAGGTATCTGGACAACATAGGTATCATGGTTCAGGTAGTGCGAATGGATTTGTTTTAGATGGAGTTCAAGCACCTTATCTTACACTCACACCCGGCCGTACCTATCGTTTTGATGTATCTGACGGAACAAACGCAGGGCATCCATTAAGATTTTTTTATGATGTAGATAAGACAACACCATATACTACAGGAGTGACTGCTTCAGGTAATGCAGGTGTATCAGGTAGTTATGTTGATTTGGTTGTTTCAGACACAACACCAAGTGTATTACATTATCAATGTCAGACTCATGACAAGATGGGTAACTCAGTTCAAACTGGATCAAACATTTTAGACACAGAGCATGACTCACAGGTACGAGGTACATTAACTGCAACCACATTTAGTGGAAACTTAACTGGGGATGTCACAGGTAATACTCAAGGTATTCATACTGGTGCTGTTAACTTAGGAGATAATGTAAAAGCAACATTTGGAGATAGTGGAGATTTAGAGATAGGACATGTTGGCGATCAAAATATTATAGAGGATAAAGGAAATGGTGCGTTAATATTAAAAACAAATGGTAGTGCTATATCTTTACAAAGGGATACAGGAGCAACTATGCTTTCAGCTGTTCCTGAAGCAGATGTTAGAATATTTTACAATGGGTCACAAAAGTTTCAGACATCTGGTATAGGTGTTACTATCTACGATCAATTAGATACGACTAATTTGAAGGCTACTGGTATCTCAACATTCGTTGACATTGATTTAAGTGGCACAGCAGACCTGACAAATGTATACACATCAGGTATTGGTACATTTACGAGATCGTTTGCGACTAATTTGAATGTCTCAGGTGTCTCAACATTTGGAAATAATATTGTAGCGAATGGAAACTTAGATTTAGCGGGTAATATTGATGTAGATGGCATGACAGAACTTGATGATGTTAATGTGTCATCAGCTGCCACAATATTTACAGCACAAATATCAAGATTAAATGTCTCAGGTATTACAACATCTACAGGTGGGTTTGTTGGTAACTTAACAGGAAATGCAACAGGAACTTCAGGAGGATTGACAGGTACACCGACTATAGTTGTTAATGGATTGACAGCAGCAACAACTAAGTTAGGTGTGACTACTGCAATTAGTTTAGGTATAGGCACTGATACAGCAAATGCAAATATACAAATACATAACGCTGTATCATCTTCATCTATCGTAATAGGTAAGAACTCAGCAGTTGCAGATAATAATTTACAACTCAGATATGGTGGTGGAGCATCAGCATATAGCACTTCAGACTCTCTAGATTTAATTAATCATGGAGATGGAAATCTTAACTCATTTATTACAGGTGCGAGTAATTTCAACTGGTTAAAAGGAAGTGCAAATATCTTGATGTCTCTTACTGATTCGGGCAACTTGGGCATTGGTAAGACAAATCCAACTGATAGATTACATGTTCAAGGTAATGCTACGATTACAGGTGTGACAACATTTACTGGAAATGTCACGATGTCTAACTTGACAGTTCCAATAATAAATATCGCTGACGTATCTGCAAACTTAGTTGGTAATGTTAACTCTGCTGGTATATCAACATTCAGACTTATGCACATAGATGGTGTGGGAGAAGGTATAGGTGTTGGTGGAACTGCAAGTGGAAACTTTATTAATGCTGGTAACACACCCTTAAATACAACATTTGTTGGATCTGCAACCACTAACCCCAGTAGAATTTTCTCAAGGGAAGGTGCTGTAGGAGTTGGAACTGATAGATTTACACATTTAGGAGGAGGTTCCGTTCCATCATTGGAAGTGAGAGGTGCGACTATGATTCATGGTGGTTTCTTTAAAGTTGGTGGAAAATCATCCCCTGTAACATCTCAAAATGCAAGATCATTAGTTGATTTTAGTGATACTATCAATTCACATGATGCAACAAATTCTCTTGCACCAGTTGCCTATATGATCGTGCCAAGAGGAACTACAGCACAGAGAAATGCACTCAGAGATGGAGTGAGTTCTAGTGCAACACTTATGACAGGTTCGATGTTCTATGATACAGATTTAAATAAATTATGTGTTTATGATAATGGTGGTTGGAAAGGAGTTACACTCGGAGCATTGTAAAGTAGAACACTTGACAATTATACATACCTTTGGTATGGTTGTCGGAGAGGCTGTATAAACTTTAAGGTGGATGCCAGACATTTTTAATGTTTTCCCATTGACAATATATGTTGATAAGGTAAACAACTACGAGATTTTTAAAGAGGATTTTTATAAGTTATATCCAAAGTATGATTATGTCGAGAATGAGAGATCGAATACTGTAAGTGAAGGACAGGTTGACCCACTCATACATCTCGAACCAACTCTAAATCCTCTATTTACAGAGATCGCAGATCATGTGAGAAGTTATATACATGATACTTTGAAGTTTCGAGATATATTCAACATCACATTTACAAAGACATGGTTATCTCGCATGAGAGATTGTAGTGAGATACCTTTACACATTCATTCGACAAGTCATATTTCATTTGTATATTATTTGAACACCCCACCAAATTCACATAGACTTACGTTTCATAATCCACATTGCTCAAATAGTTTGTTCAAAACATCAACTTCTGATAAGGGCATTGCTGATATGAATATGGTAGAGGAATATAATTTACTGAACTCAAATACATTCTATCTGAACCCACAGGAGGGATGTGTGATTTTATTTCCGAGTAGTGTGTTGCATGGTACGGAGTCAGTAGTATCAGATTTCAAAGGTGAGAGGTTGGCAATCGTGGGTGATATTACATTAATATTGAAAGAGGAGCATCTACACTTTACAAATGGATATGTCGATCAAAAGTATTGGAGACAGTTCTAAAACTGACACATAGACTTCCCATTGTGGTAAAAATTTGCTATCATAGGTATATCTAAAGGATTTTGATGCAACTAAGACCCCACCAAGAGAAAGCTATTCAAGCAATGTCAAAGCACAACAAAGGACAAGTAATTGTTCCTACTGGTGGTGGCAAGACGATTTGTATGATACATGATGCCATTGAGCAATTCAAGAGTGACAGACTCAAAACTATTGTAGTGGTTGCACCTCGTATTCTATTGGCAAATCAGTTATGTGAAGAGTTCCTTGAGTTCATTGATGATGTTGATGTACTTCATGTTCATAGTGGAGAGACACATCATGACAGTACAACCAATAGTCACAAGATTGAGGAGTGGCATTGGAGAAGTAAAAGAAATCAGTTAATATTCACTACATATCACTCTCTACACAAGATACAGAAAGCAACAGCTATGCTTGCTGATACTGTATATTTTGATGAGGCCCATAATGCAACTCAAAAGAACTTTGTTGAAGCGGTAGAGCATCATTCAATGTATGTACTTCGCAACTATTTCTTTACAGCAACACCAAAACATTCTTTCACACCTTTTAAGATTGGTATGAATGATACTGATATATTTGGTGGTGTTATTTGTAATGTTGGAGCCCCTAAGTTAGTCAAGCAAGGATATATTTTACCACCTAAAGTAAAGATCAAAAAGTTCAACATTCTTGAGGACAAGCAAGAAGTTGCTGAGAGAGACTCA